CCCTGACGGCGGCACTTGGAACGACTGCATGCGCCGCGACATTGCCGCGCTCATGGACTGCGACACCGTGGCCACCCTGCCCGGCTGGGAGCATTCAAAGGGTGCACGCCTGGAAGTCCTGATCGCCGAACGCCTCGGCATGACGGTTGTGAATGCCCATGATCTGGTAACGATGGAGGCCGTATGAGCAGTCGAAGAGAAGGCGGCCATTGCGCCACTCACCAGCGCAACCATCAGGATGGATGCCTGGATTGCTCCTTTGCCCGTGAAGATGCCCTGCAGCTGCGCCTGAACGCGGCGGATGAGCGAATTGATTTGCTGGCTACTGCACTATCCCGCATTCAGTTCAGGTGCCAGTCGTTCGTAGAGAGCGACTGGGCCATGGCTATCGAGTCGGTCGAGGCGGTACTGAGCATCGCTGAGGCCGTACTCAAGCCAGCAGAGGGTGGTGGCATGAGTAATCAAGTAGCCGCTCTCTACGTCGAGCCGGAAGGGCATTACATCGGCGTGCCGCGTGATTCTGTCGCGCTGCTCGTTGAGTTTCTGGCAGATGCCAGGGCGTACCACAAAGTGGTAATCGAACGATGCAATGCCTGCATTAAGTCTGGCGAAAGCTCAGAGCGTGAAGAGTATGGACGCATCGGCTATCGAACCGAAAAGATCGAGAAAGTTGAGCGGTTAGCCGAAGAGCTGCGCGCCCTGCTGGATGCGCCTGCGTGCAAGGCCTGCAACGACACCGGCAAGATGCACGAACCTGGGCAGGAGCCTGGCGAGTGCTCGGCGTGCTTCAAGGAGCCAGCCGCCCAGCACCAGGGCGAGCCGATGGCGTTGCCTGAACGCTCTTTTGTCGGCGATATCCGCAACCCGTATCGGCACACTGTTTTGCACGACGGGTATATCTCAGGATGGAACGCCTACCAGGATGCAATGGTTAAGCTCGGCCCGCTCTACGCCAAGCAGCCCGCGCAGGTAGCGGTGGACGTGCTAAGCACCGGCTTCTACACGACTGAATCCGGCGGCGGAAAATACGCCATCAACATCGGGTTTCGCTCCATGGCCGACATGCAAGCCGCCGACGCTCAGTTGCGCGAGTTACTAAAATCCCGATAGGAGTACATCCGTACTCCACCCGAAAAACCTGTAACCCCTCCCCCTTCAAAGTCAGTCGCTATAGCGGCAAGGAGCAGCTCTACGGCGAAAATTCACCCAGGTTTGCGCGTGCAGTTTGGATCGCGTACTCAAGCAATTCTAAAGGGACATCCTGCTCGAACAAGGTCACCTCAAAACGCAGCGTTTCGTCATTCCTGAATATCTCAAAGACCATATCGTTGCCGCGCCAGCACTCAATCCCTAGGCCGTCATGACCCTTGGTCACGCTTGACGCAGTAAGAAACTCGTATTCAACTCCGTGTACGACCACATCGCACCTCCCTACCTGAGGTGGCAACGATACCTCTCCCCTCTATGAACTTGATAGCCGCTATAGCGGCAAGGACGAGCTCGACCATGGAAAAGATAAAACTCGGCCCGGACCATTATCGCTACGTCGACGAGCTCGACCCAAAAGGCCTGGAAGTCACCTGCAAAAAGTTCGTGGTTATCGGCGAAACCGAGCAATGCTGGTACATCGTGGACGAATTCCACAACAACCTTTTCGGTGGCTCGCAGCGAGAGTCCCTGCTGAAGAAGTACCGCAAGCGTGTCATGAAGGATGGCGGGGAGCACGGCCGGCGATTCGCCTACACCGATAAGGCCCTGGCGTTGCGCTCGTACAAGCAGCGCAAGTCCTGGCAGGTGCGTCATGCCCAACTGTCGCTCGAGCGCGCCCAGGCCGCAATTGCCTATCTCGGCGACACAAGGACCGAAAGCACTGTGCCACCCGACCGCCTGATGGTTCCGTGCGAATACATCCAGGCCATGAACTGGAGCGAGTGCTGATGATCGCCACCCTCTGGTTCGCCTACGTCTTCATCTACAAGGGGCCGAGGCCGTGAGAACTGTTCGACGTTTCGTGGATGACCCTGCCGCCCAGTATGGTTTCCGATCGGTACCGGCGACCTATGAGGATGCTGAAAAGATAACCGGCTTTCGCCTGGACCGCCGAGTCAACTACTCGATCAGCCAGGAAGGCGAGGTAGAGCAGGAAAGCTGGTGCACCTTGGATTGTTCCGGGTGCAGTTGCGGCTGCGAGGGCGGTTGCAGTTGTGGCCCGTCCACGGGTTGCAGCGAATGCGGCTACACCGGAAAGCGACGGCACTACTTTGGATTCCCGCCCTCCCCACCAGAACGCAAGAACTCCTAACCCCAATTCCCCTACATGCCTGCCGGTGAGCGGCGGTTATCAGTGGCACCACTGCCTCTCGCAAGGCACCCCGTCATTGTCACCATCCATCTGCATGCCTGGGCAATTGCTCAAGAAAGTCTTTGCCTCTAAGCACGAAGTCATTTGAGAGCAGTATTTTCGCCCATCGCATCTGAAGCCGGACGGCGCGACGGCTGGAGCGGGTCCGAATGCCGAAGCTGCCTTCACAAGCGACAGCTTTGAACTAACCCAGGTCTGAAAATCGGGGGAAAGCTTCCAGGTCAAAAGCCCTGCGATCAGCAGCACCACTATCAGCTTCATCTTGGTCCATCCATGGAGAGAGGTCGCTTGAATCTTAGCCCGTCCTCTTTCCAATACAACCATTCTCACTTCGACAATCAACCTGCCAGTAAATGCCAGGCGAGGTATTCCTGTGCTCAAACAAATCGGAAAACTCATCACTGAACCGCTTCGCAAGGCCGACAAGAGCCGACCACTCCGCTGGCGTATGGGGATGCGGCTGAACCACATCCACAACGACCTGCACTCCAAACACCCGAAACTCTGGAACGCAATCGTGATATCGGCCCGGATGCTGATCTGTAAGTCGTTCGGCCATCGCTGGACCAGGTTCAAAGCGGTGAAGTACGGCGATTTTGGCGACTCGCGGATCTGCAAACTCTGCCGCATCAGCCACGGGCAACACCGCGGCGTCGACAGCTACCACGAAACCCACCGCCAGGGCGGCTGGAACAAGATCGCCAAGCCCTAGCCCACCTTCTGCCGCCCAGCGCGGCAAGGACACCCCCCATGAACAACGACAAGGCACTGCGCACTACGGGCAGTGGGAGGTAGGAATGGACGAAATTCAGTTCCTGTCGCACGAAGATGTTTGCGAACTCACCGGCGCAAGAACAAAAGCCGGCCAGATTCAAGTCCTATCCCGAAACGGCATACGCCACACGATCAAACGGAACGGTTGGCCATGCGTAATATCGGCATCGCTGCTGGCCAGCCCTAAAGAACGAAAGCCCGAAAAAACCGAATGGCAACCAAGGATGGGAATTCAGTAAATGGCACGACGACCCACTAACCCCGGCAGCATCCCCCGGCTGAGAAAGCGACTGCGCTCCGGGGGAAGGGTTTATTACTACTACGATGCAGGCGAAAAACCGAGAAAGGAAATCGCGCTGGGTTCCGACTACGGCGCGGCTATCGTTGAATACGCCCGACTTGAAAAGAGCCGCGCAGCGAGCGCCCTCGTCGGCGCCGTACTGACATTTGAGTACGTTGCAAACAAGTACATGGAAGAGGTTGTGCCTACTAAGTCCTCAGCCACCCAAAAAGACAACCTAAGGGAATTGAAGCAGCTTCTGATATTTTTCAATGACCCACCCGGCCCTCTTGAGGCGATCGAGCCGAAGCACGTCGTTCAGTACCTGCGTTATCGGTCGAAAACTGCAAAGGTTCGCGCCAACCGAGAGAAGGCGCTGCTCAGCGCCATTTGGAATTTCGCCCGCCAGAGCGGCTATACCTCACTTGCCAACCCGTGCGCGGGTATCAAAGGAAACAAGGAAACAGGCCGGGACACCTACGTCGAAGACGAAATGTTTGCCGCGGTGTACCTGCACGCAGATCAGCCACTCAAGGACGCATTGGACCTGTTCTACCTCACAGCCCAGCGCATAGGCGACACGCTGAAGATGGACGAGCGTGACTTGCTGGATAACCAGTTGCTGATCAAGCAAGGGAAGACCAGCGCTAAACGCCGTATTGAGGTTGTAGGAGAGCTGAAGGTGGTTATCGACCGCATTCTGGAAAGGAAAAAGGGGCACAAGATTCGATCAACCAGACTCGTCGTAATGGACAACGGCCAGGCGATGACAGTGAGCATGCTCAGAGGGAGATTTGACGCGGCCAGGATGAGAGCCGGGATTGAAAAGTCTGCGTTTCAGATGCGCGACCTTCGTGCAAAAGCGGCTACAGACAAGGAGGAATCGACAGGCAGTATTCGGGATGCTCGCGATCAGTTGGGGCACACAACCGTCGGTATGACAGAGCAATACATCCGGCGCCGTAAAGGCCTGAAAGTGCTACCAACGAAGTAAAAACTCGTTCCGCAATAAAAAATGAGCCCTTGAAAACAAAGGGCTACAAATGAGTCCCCAGCAAACAATTGCGGACCAATAATCGCCCTAACCTACTGTTTTATAAGTCTTAGTATGTGGACTTAAAATCCCCCGCTCGTAAGGGCGTCCCGGTTCGATTCCGGGTTCGGGCACCAAAGATATCAAGGGCTTGCATGATGAACTTCATGCAGGCCCTTATC